AACCCTTCGGCCCGTAGAGATCGTAGCGCACATGCACCTCGCCGCGTGGCAGGCGGCTCTCGTCGATGAAGGGCTTCGGGTTGCCGTTGTGGACCACCTGGAGGGTCTGGCCCGCATGGACGTTGAGGTACTCGGCGATGAGGTCGAAAGTATCCAGGCTGTTTTCCTGCACAACCTTCCGCATGGCACCGATCTGCGTGAGGACGACCTTGATGCCCTTGGTGTAGTCGAATTGGATCAGGCCGAGCGATGCTGCCATCTCGCCAGCGAAGTCGGCCAGGACGATGCCCTGCTCCCAGAACCGCTCATTGCCGGTGAAGGCGCAGTTGTACTTCTGGAAGAACCGCTCCCGGTGGTGGGCCAGCGCAGCCCGGATACCCGCCTCACCCATGGCGACCAGTGCATCTAGGAACGCCTGACCGACAGTGCCGTGGTGGCTGGTGATGAAGTCGTAGATCCGCTTGCCTGCATCGGTGCTGCGGACGAAGAGGGGGTGGGGGTTCATCGTGACTTCGAGGAGGCGCGCCATCTGCGCGTCGGACTCCATCCCCGTCGCCGCCAGCATGGAGGCCATGGACCGGTTGGCCGATGTGATGACCACTGTCGCCCAGGTCTTGTGATCGCGCTCCTCAGCAGAGCGGGTAAGGCGGGCTTTGTCCCGGCCCTGCGTCACCCAGTAGAGGAAGTCACCCACCTCCTTGGGCGGCAGCATGGTGGTCTCGTCGATAGTTACAGGCAGGTTGTTGTAGAGACCCATGCGAGCGAAGAGGGCGTTTTGAGTAAACTTCGCCGTGAAGTGGAGCTTAGTAGGGTCGCCCCAGATGGACTGCTGCCACAGCTGAGCCAGCGTCTTGCCCGCACCGGTCTGCCCGTAGAGGCTGATCGTCAGGCCCTTGAGACCGGAGAACTGGTAGAGCGGCGCTGAGAACGACACGCACAGGGCGAACATGTGGATCGGCATGTTGGCCTTCTCCAACAGCGCCGTGAACGATGCCCATTCCTCCACGCTTCCAGAGGAGGTAAACATGGCCTCGGAGTTACGCTGGATAGCCGATGCCGTGGTGGCATCGTCGTGCACCACGGAGCCACCGACGTTCTGCCGGATGAGAGTGTCGCCGATGAGGAACTGGGTGTTGTCTTCCTTCCACCCCATGGTGGAGTAGAGGTTGGTCACGCTGCGGAGCTTGCGCAGCTCTTCCATGTAGGAGCGCAGCATGTGCTGAAATGTCTCCGTCTGCTTGCGTGTAGTGAGGACGATGCCCTGGTCGGCGATGGTGCTGGCAAACTCCCGAGCTGCGTTGTCGGGTAAGTACGCCTGTCGGAAGGTCAGGGTCTGCCAGCCCACATGCGGACGCTTCCAGCGGTAGCGGACGGTCTCGTAGCCCAGGGACTCGTCACGCCCGTAGCTCAGCGGATAGATGTCGAAGCTGCACAGGGGGATGTCCGTACCGTCCAGGCTGAGCACGATGCCCTGCGCCGCCCGCTTGAACCCATGGGGCATGGGGATGTCTTCAGCGCCCTCATCTGGCGCGTCCTCTGCGATGGCGACCTCTTGGTACTGGATGCCCAGCGCAGCCGGTGTGGAGATGCGATCTTTCAGCGGGCACTTCTTGCAGCCCTCAGGGCGCAGCTCTTCAAACTTCTTACAGGTGGTAGGACCCGTGGCCCTGGAGCGCCACTGAGCCAGCTTGTTGAGGGTCTTGGCTTCGTCGAAGCCCGGGTGCTGCTCGCTCCATGCGAGCGCCGTCTCCTCAGGTTGCTGGCAGAAAGCTGCGATGCCCAGCAGGGCGTACCAGAACGGCTCCTCCACCTCGGTTTGGTGGCCCGCAGCCCAGCCAACCTGCGCGCACTTGCGCTCAACGGTCACTGGGTCGGAAGGCGGGAACTCCTGTTTCACCGCCATCGATGCCAGCACGTTGGACTTCTGTGCCTGCACTATGCGAGGCTGGGGGTTTCCCAGCACGCGGCGCATCTCAGCGACTGGCACCTCTGGTGCTTCGATCAGCACTCGGACGATCTTGTTGCCCTTCGGGTTCGTCGTCCCTGGAGCACGCAGCACACGCGCACTGTCGGCAGGCACTGCCGGGTCGAACATCGGCGTGCCACTGGTGGGGTCGCGCGGGATCAGAGCCTTGAGGCGGTCAGCCATGGGCTGCCAGTCCTCGGGTGGGATGGCTTCATCCAAGATCCAGTACACATGCAGGCCGTTGCCTGATGATACGATGGTCGGCTTGGGCAGCGCGTTCCCAGCGATGAAGTCACGTAGGCACAGCAGCCCCTCCTTCCAGTCGGCGAAGGGCTTACCCGGGCCACAGTCGATGTCGAGATAGAGCGCCTTGGTGAGCAGGACGTTCTTCTGCGTGCGGCTCGTGCTGTCTCGGAACGACGACACGGCATAGTAGACGTTCTCGCCACGCGCGCTGAGGCGCAGCACGACTTCCGCCAGGGTCTCGATGTCATCGACGAACCGCTGACGCGGTGCACTACCCTGGATGGTAATGACGGAATAATACCCCTGCGGCGGCATCACCCGCCCAAGGAACTCTGCCGTATCCATGGTTCCCCTACCCTAGTTTTATGGTGGGTGGGGAGGCAACTCCCCACCCAAGTGTATTAACGCTCAGCGAGCAGAGCAAGCAGGCGTTCGTGCCTCTGCTTAGAAGTCATCTTGGTGATCTCCTCCGAAGGCCACTGGTGCGCGTGCATGAGGAAGATCAGGTTGCGGATCACCGCACGAGCGGTGGTCTCGTTGGCCTTGCTGATGGGCTTGCCGCGCAACCAGTTGTAGTAAGTCATGCGGCTGACCCCAAGCATTTGTGCCAGCTGCCCTGCCGTCAGCATCAAGTGCTGACGGAGGGCTTCAACCTTGTTGAAGTCGATGGCCTTAGGCGTCATCGGCTCCCACCTCGTCGAGCAGGCCAGCGATCTCGTCGGCCAGCGACGACGCACCCGCCGGGGCCACAGCAGCCGCCTTCGTCGCAGGCTTCGGAGCAGCAGCCGGAGCCGGGGCAGGAGCAGCCGGGGCTGCCTTCGCCGCACCAAACCCACGCTTCGGCGCAGCCGGGGCGGGAGCAGGAGCCTCCTCTTCCTCAGCCACCGGAGCCGGGGCAGGAGCAGCCACCGTCTTCAGCGGCGCACGACGCGGAGCCTCAACCGGAGCGGGCTGCACCGGCACGGCCTGCGACTTCTCACCCGTGATCTCGGCCACCTGATCGGAGCCGGACAGGTTGTCGATGGCCTCCATGGCAGCCTCATCGAGGAAGCCACCAAAGCTGAAGATCAGCTTCGGGAAGGACGCATCGGTGTCGAAGGAGATGCGCGTGCGCACGATCTCAGGGGCGATGCCCCGCACCGACAGTTCCTTCTGATAGGCGTTCAGACCCTTCAGCGCAGCCGGGGTCACCTCCAGCAGGTACACCGGACCCGTGGCGTCATCGGCAGCCACCACCGCGAGGCGCTTCTTGTCGGAGCACGCCTTCAGCTGCTGACCGTTCGGAGCCACCTTGGAACCCCAGGCGTTCCACTTGCACGACGCGCACAGATCGCTCTGCGGGCTGGTGCTCTCCGGGTTCGGGCCAACGCCATCGAGCGAGTAGCAGTCCGGTGCCGAAGGCTCGGCATCCTTGTTCCACTCCTTGGCGTACCACGTCTTGGACAGGCGCGGGTTGGCGCCCACCACGACCACATCGAGGCTGGTCTGGTTGATCACCGTCTCGGTGCCATCCTCGACGATGCGGAAGCGCGCACCCTTGATGGAGATGCGCGGGAAGTCCGAGCCTCCAGTGATGCCACCGGCCATGGCCTGAGCCAGGGCAGACGGCTTGCCCACGCGCGCCGCGAGGTGCGCCGGAACCTTGATGTTAGCGGGAACGATATTGCTCATCACTCTCTCCTCTGGGTTGGTAGTCACGGGCTGCCGATGTTGAAGTTGGGGGCGAGCTTCACATTGCCCGGCACCCCAATCGCAACACGCGCCCTCATGGTGGCGATCTGCTCACCAATCTCTTCGATATCCTTGACGTAGGTGATCGTGGGGCCGCCCAGTGTGGCGATGTCAGCTCCACCCACAATCAGATAGCCGTTGGAGATCGGCCACACTGTCACCAGCGGTGCGCTACCTTCGCGGATCATACCGGTCAGACCACGCGCTGCCTGCTGCGGGTGCGCACGCTGATCAGGTGTATCCATCGCCCACCTTATCGCGTTGCGCAGGAGGTTCTTGATCATCTCAGTCATCCACCCTGGCGGTCGGCTTGCGCACGTTGATCTCGATCTTCGTGCCGTAGTTCACACCAGCAGGCACAGCGCCCTTGCTCTCGATGTAGCCGCGCACTGCGATCTTGCTGACGCGCCGCTCCAGCATGTCGAAGGCTTCGTTCGCCTTCACGTAGGCAAGCACCGCATCCCAGTCAGCCACGTTCGCGTAGTCCGTCGTGGTGACGAAGGCCGTGCCGCTCTTGGTCTTGAAGGAAGTGACGCTCTGCTCGTTGGCCTGCGACAGCAGCCACGACTCCAGCTTGGCCATCTTATCCTTGATGACCTGCACCTCCTGCTTAGCCGCGTTCTCCACGGCATCCTTCTGGTGCCTCAGCTTCAGGTACGCTGAGATCACTTGGTCCACGTTGGGTTCAGGCATTTGTTCACCTCGTTTGTTGTTGGATCAGGTCGAGCAGCAAACCTTGCAGCTTCTGCTTACCCTTCAGCCTCTCGTAGATCCGCGCCTCAAGGTCTGTTGCCTCGATGTGGATCACGTTCGACACATGGCGCTTGCCGATGCGTTCGACGCGACCATTCGCCTGCACGTACTGCTCGTTGCTGGTGATCGGACCGTACCAGATCACAGTACTGGCAGCGGTCAATGTCAAGCCATGCGCCATCGTAGCCGGATGCGCGATCAGCACGTGCGGGTCCTTGGCCTCCTGGAAGTTGCGAAAGATCGTGTTGCGCTCTGATGCGCTCACTGCACCGTTCACCACCGCCACGGACCACTTCTTACCAAGCTCACGCTCCAGCATGTTCAGTGTGCCTGTGAGCGGTACGAAGATGATAACCTTCTGCCCAGCCTCCTCGATGATCTCCGACACGAGGCTCACACGCGGCGAGCAGTCGAGTTCCACATTGCGGCCATCGTCGTCGTACGCGACACCGCAAGCGATCTGTACAAGCTTCTGCATCTTCACGGCTTCGTTCACCGCCGTGATCGTTGCCTCGCTTCCCTGCACCTCGGAGACGAGGTGGCGCATCATGCGATCATAGTGCTTGCGCTGATCTGGTGTCAGATCCACGCGGCGATGCTGCACCACGGTATCGGGCAGATCGAAGCACTCGTCGCGCGTGTACCTCACCGATGGCTGAAGGATGTGCTGCACAGTCTCGATGGAGGTTGTGCGCGGCAGCCATTTGTACTGACCGATCTTCATCATCACCTGATCACGGAACGCCGTGTAGGTTGATGTGCAGAACGGGCTATCCACCAGCTTCGCTAGCGCCCACGCATCAGTCGGTTCGTTCGGCGTCGGTGTACCCGTCATCAACCAGAGCCGTGCATCGGGGTTCTGGCTCATCCACTTGCGCATCACCTTGAAGCGTCGCGTGCCCGGGTTGCGCAGCACTGCCGCCTCATCGACGATCACCAGATCGAACTTGCCGATGGCCTCCTCAGCGATGATCTCAAAGCCATCGTGGTTGATGATGTAGTAGTCAGCGTCGCTGTTCAGCAGCTTCTTCCGCTTCTCTGCGGTGCCGTGCAGCACCACGGCGCGGCGGCCCACGAAGTTCATGAAGATGGCGTCGTTCCACACCCGCTCCAGCGTGGAGAGGGGTGAGAGGATCAGCACTTTTGATGCCTTGCGTGTGGAGAGCAGGTAGTCAGCCGCCCATAGCGCGCTCATGGACTTGCCGGTGCCGATCTCGTTCAGCACCAGAGCCTTCTTGTGCAGTGTCAGGAAGGCTGCCGTCTGGCGCTGGTGTTCGTAGGGCTTAAAGCGACCCGGCCAACCGTAGTAGTGGAGGATCGGCGAGGGTGCATCGAAGCCCAGGTTCCGCAGCACCTGGGTCTCATCCAGCCGGTGCGGCAGCACCAGCACATCCGGGCGCAGCATCCGCGCCGTGGGGACGGACTCCAG